AGGACGTCGATGTTGACGCAACCTCCCTCGAAGACCTGAAGGCCCTAGCCAAGGATCTTAAGCTACCGATCGATCAGGCGCAGAAGATTGCCGATCTTGGCCAGAAGCAGGCCCAGCGCTGGCTTCAGGCCCAAGAGCAAGCGATCCAAGACGCCACGGCCCAGTGGGTTGAACAGGTCAAGACCGACAAGGAGCTTGGTGGAGAGGCGCTTAACGCCAATCTGGCCACGGCCAAGACGGCCTTGACCCGCTTCGGATCTCCTGAGCTGACAAAGCTGTTGGACGAAAGCCGCCTCGGCAATCACCCGGAGGTTATCCGGTTTTTCCACCGTGTCGGCAAGGCCATCGGAGATGATAGCCTAGTGCCTGGAGGCAGGACGACCAATCGCCCGGCTAACCCGGCGCAGCGTCTCTACGACAACTCTAACCTCTCATAACGTAATGATGTAAGGATACAGCCCCATGGCAACCCTTTCGACTATCCACCCCACGCTGATGGACGTGGCCAAGCGCCTCGATCCGGACGGCAAGATTGACACCATCGTTGAGATCCTTGCGGAAACCAACGAAATCCTTGAAGACATGGTCTGGATGGAAGGCAACCTGCCGACCGGCCACCGCACCACGATTCGCAGCGGCTTGCCCGCCCCAACCTGGCGCAAGCTCTATGGCGGCGTGCAGCCCACGAAATCTCGCACCGTGCAGGTCACGGACACCTGCGGGATGCTCGAAGCTTACGCCGAAGTGGACAAGGCCCTTGCCGACCTCAACGGCAACACGGCTGCGTTCCGCTTGTCTGAGGATCGCGCGCACATCGAGGGCATGAACCAAGAGTTTGCGTCTTCGTTGTTTTACGCCAGCGAGGCCACCGCGCCTGAGGAGATCACGGGCTTCGCCCCGCGCTTCAATCTCAGCACGGCTGAAAACGGCGAAAACATCATTCGCCAAGGCAATGCCCAGCCCGACAGCACTGACAACGCGTCGATCTGGCTTATCTGCTGGGGCGAAAACACCTGCCACGGCATCTACCCCAAGGCGTCGATTGGCGGCTTGCAGATGACCGACAAGGGGCAAGTGACCATCGAGAACGTCGATGGCTCTGGCGGGCGCATGGAAGCTTACCGCACCCACTATCGCTGGGATTGCGGCCTCTCTGTGCGCGACTGGCGCTATGTGGTTCGCATCCAGTACAACTCGGAAGACCTCGTTGGCGATGCAGCCTCTGGCCCCGATCTCTTGGACCTCATGACCCAAGCGCTCGATGTGCCTCCCAGTCTCACCCTTGGCCGTCCGGCGTTCTACATGAACCGCCGCGCCCGCTCCTTCCTGCGTCGCCAAATGCTGGAAAAGGTCGCAGGCTCAACCCTGACGATGGAGCAGATCGGCGGCAAGCTTGTGCTGGCCTTCGCGGGCATCCCCGTGCGTCGCTGCGACGCGTTGCTTAACACTGAAACCGGCATCGCCTAAGCGAACGGACAGGAGATACTCTTATGATTATGGATGAACGACTTGAGTTCGCTGACAACGTGTCCGTCGCAGCTTCGGCTGGCACGGCCTTGATCGGCGACGTCATCGACCTTGGCGCCACGACCCAAGACATTGGCAATGGCGAACCGTTGTTCCTCGTCATCAAGACCGGCGCGACGGAGATCATCACGGGCGGTTCCGCTGGTACGATCCGGTTCCAGTTGGCCTCTGACGCGCAAGCGGCGATCGCCACGGACGGAACGGCCACGGTCCACTTTGACACGGGCACGATCGTCACCGACGACGCAGCGGCGAACAGCGCTTTGCTGAACGCTGGCGCGACGATTGCCATGGTCGCTCTCCCTCTGGGAACCTATGAGCGTTACCTTGGCGTCCTCTGCGTCACGGCGACGACCACGACCACGGCGGGCACGATTGATGCGTTCCTCACGAAGGATCCGTCGAAGTGGGTGGCCACGGCTAACGCGCCTGGCGCAAGCATCAATCTCTAACTGACGGAGGGTACAGATGAAGATCGTGAAGGCGACGGCTTTAGGCTTTTACAAAGGGTCAAGGGTGCGTCCCGGCACGGTCTTCTCTGTGCCTGACACCATGACCGGCAGCTGGTTTGAGCTTGTGGAGCGAAGGGGGGCTGAGCCTATTGCTCAACCCGCTGTCGAGCCAACCGCTCAACCCGCTGTCGAACCCATAGCCGACCCCGTTCCTCGCCGCATTAAGCGTGCAGACTTGTGATGAGGCGCCGCCATGGCCAGCGTGATTGATATCTGCAACCTCGCTCTGAGCCATATCGGCGACCGAGCCAACATCAACAGCATCAGCCCGCCTGAGGGATCGATCCAAGCCGAGCATTGCGCGCGGTTCTACCCCTTGGCTTTAGACACGCTGTTGCGCATGCACCCGTGGACTTTCGCCACGCGGCGCCTGCTCTTGGCCGATCTGTCGCCAACGGTCCCGCCCGCGCACCCATGGCAATACAGCTACGCCATTCCGTCTGATCTCGTGACGGTCATCGGCATTTACTCCGGCGCGCGGCAGTTTGACGAAGACGCGCACGAGTATGAGTTCGAGATCGGTAACGACATCAACCGCACGCGCGTGATCTTCACCAACTGCGATGAAGCGACCATGCGCTACGTCTCAGACGTGACGGATAGCGCGCGCTTCCCCGCCTGGTTTGTGCAAGCCCTGAGCTGGATCCTGGCCAGCCACCTTGCAGGGCCCATCATCAAAGGCGAGCAGGGCGTCCGCACGGCTCAAGCCGCCTTGCAAACCGGCTTATCCTACGCGGCCAAAGCGGCAGCCAATGACGCCAACGAACGCCGCCGCAGTCCTGTGCGCAACGACACACGCCACACTGCTCCATGGCTGGCCAACCGCGCGCTTATCTGGCCTTACAACGATGAGCCTTACAACCCATGAGCAATAAGACCTACACACGGTCATTCAACGGCGGCATCGTCAGCCCGGAGATGTACGGGCGGCTGGATGACGTGAAGAACAACACCGGCCTCGCCGTGTGTCGGAACTTTGTCGTGACCCCGCAAGGGCCTGTGGTCAATCGCCCTGGCACGCAATTTGTGCGCGAGGTGCAAACCAGCTCCAAGGCGACCCGCCTGATCCCGTTTCGTTACAGCGCAACCCAAACTGTCGTGATCGAAGCGGGAAATGCCTATTTCCGCTTTCACAGCTTTGGCGCGACATTGCTCACTCCAACGACTGGCGTCAGTGCGTGGGATGTGGCGACGGCTTATGTCGCCGGCGATCTTGTCACCCGCAGCGGCTCGACGTGGTACGCTGTCGCCGCTTCCACAGGTTCTGATCCCGCAACCCCTGCAAACCAATATGGCGCAACGCCCGTCATTACCGCCACATGGGTGCAGGACGTAGGGCCTGTTTCAACCCCGCCAGCAGGCTACACTAACAGCGGCTCAACCTTGCCGACGCAGGTTGTAGTGGGCCAAAAGCTCTATATCAGCGAGATCACCTACACCTATCAAACGCCGCCTGCATACAACGAATGGCTCTATGTCGATCTTGAGCCGATCGAGACGGTTGTTTACTACGGCTACACAGGCACGGCCAACACCAGCCCCACAGGGCAATGGTATCAAATGCCGACCGTTTATCAGATCCCGTCGCCCTACGCCGAGCAGGATCTGTTTGACCTGCACTACATCCAAAGCGGCGACATCATTACGATCGTCCACCCCAACTATGCACCGCGCGAGCTGAAGCGACTGGGTGCGACAAAGTATGTCCTGAGCACGGTCACCTTCGGCTCAACCCTAGCCGCGCCAACGATCTCCAGCGTGACGCCGACCCTAGGAACGTCGCCATCCCTAGCCCAGACCTACAGCTATGTGGCCACGCGGGTGAGCGACAACCAACTGGACGAAAGCGTGGCCAGCGCGGCAGTGACCGCCAGCAACCAGCTGTTCGACACAGGCGCAGTCAACACGATCAACTTTGCCACCAGCGCACGGCGCAACGTGTATCGCGAAAGCGGCGGACTCTATGGCTTCATTGGTCAATCCACCGGCACAAGCCTGGTTGACGACAACATTGAGCCAGACACAAGCCGCACGCCGCCGCTCAACCAAAACCCGTTTGCATCCGACTTTCCCGGCGCTGTGTGCTATTACGAACAACGCCGCGTCTTCGCCGGCACGCCGCTCTTCCCGCAAACCTTCTGGATGACCAAAGCCGGGACCGAAAGCAACCTGGACTATTCGATCCCGGTCAAGGACGATGACGCCATTAGCGTCAAGATCGCCGCACGCGAGGCCAACACAATCCAGCATGCTGTTGTGATCGGCGATCTCCTGTTGCTGACCGAGAGCGCGGAATGGCGCGTCGCGAGCGTTGGCGATCTTCTGACGCCGAGCACGATCACGATCCGCCCGCAGAGCTATATCGGCGCGAGCAATGTGCAGCCCGTCACCGCCAACACCGTGGCGATCTACGCCGCCGCGCGAGGCGGGCATATGCGCGCGATCGGCTTTGACAACGACATCCAGTCCTACATCTCCGTGGACCTATCCCTGCGTGCGGCGCATCTCTTTGACTACAAGACGATCAAGGATTTGGCTTATGCCAAAGGGCCAACCCCGATCGTCTGGGCCGTTTCAAGCGACGGGCGCCTGCTTGGCATGACCTACGTTCCCGAGCAGCAGGTTTATGCCTGGCACTATCACGACACCCAGGATGGCGTGTTTGAAAGCGTGGCTGTTGTCAGCGAGGGCAATGACGATATCCTTTATGCCATCGTCAAGC